ATCCAACAAGGGACGGATAATCGTGGGAGATCTCCTCGATCTTTTTAATGTTGATCTGCCGGCCCCTGTTCTGGATCCTGAAGTCCTCCTTGGCCAGATGCTCGGCTATCGCGTCCCATTTCGCATTGTATTCCACGTCGGTCGGAGCCCAGATCCTGCCGGAGACTTCGACAATCCGCTGCGCGAATGTCCCGTCCGAGACGTCCATCCCGCCGTGGACGTAGGCCGCGTCTAACGTGGCGCTTTTCTTGGCTATGGGTTCGCTGCGGACCTCGAACGTTTTCGGAAAATAAAACTCCTGGCCGAGAGAATCGATGATCTTGATCTTCTCTTCGGCTGCCGCGACGTATTTCACCGGTATCGCCATCAGGATCTCCTTCCCCGCTCTATCTGCCGGGTCACGCGAATCGCGAGCCGATCCGAAATCTCATCCAGATCCCCGACATTGCTAATATCGCCGTAGTTGTAGACGCTCATTTTCACGTACACGGGGGCAGGCTGCAGGAGTCCTCCCCTCAATCTGTTCAGCGGGATGACGGCCTCCGGACCTCGCTCTCCGATCTCGGCTATGGTCCGGCTCGTCACGATCCCGCCCTCCCCGAGCTTGATGGTGCTGAAAAGCGCCTTCACGGCGGCGATCGCGCCGGCCACGGCGGCCAGGTTGAACGGGAAAGGAAGCGCGGCCATGACCTTCGTGATGATATAGGCAATCGCTTTTCCCTGGAGCGTTTTCACAATGGCTCCGGCCGAACTTTTCAGCGATCCGGCAACGCTCGTGAAAGCGGATCCGACCTCGCTGGCCATGGCCCCGACATAGTCCTCGATGTTCCCGAACCCGGTTTCGGAGGCGGCGTCCAGATCCCCGATCGCCGTCTTTCCTCCTTCGGCGAGGGCATCGAATTCGGCGACACCGTCCTGCTTCATTTTCTGCAAAGTATCAATGATGTCGGTGCACATATCCGGGATAAGAGAATGGCCGACGATCTTCTCCTTCAGCCCTTTGAAAATGCCGATCGTCGCGTCCTTCAGTTTGCCGACGATCTCCTTCACCTTTTTGAACATGCCCGTGAATTTCTCTATTATCCTGGTCACCAGGCCCGTGACGAGTTCCAGGAGATCCGTGATGAAGTTCGTGAAAAAGGCAATGAAGTCCGTGATGAAGGTGGTGAGGGCCGTTGTGACCTTCTCGAAAGCGCCCATGAAAAATCCGGTTACCGTTTCCCAGGCCGTGGAGACCAGCTCCTTCACGCCCTCGAAGAAGTCGGAGAAAAATGTCGCAAAATTCGTGATGAACGTGCTGAGCGCGTCGGAGATGGCCGTGTAAGCACCCGTGAAAAGGCCGATCACGGCCTCCAGGGCAATGGAAATCCCTTCCTTTAGAGTCTCGAAAAAGCCGGTAAAAAAGCCGACGAACGTCTCGAAAAAGGCGGATACGGCTTCCGATATGGCCGTATAAGCGTCCGTGAAAAAGCCCTTGATCGCCTCCCAAGCCGTGGTGATGATCGTTTTGATTTTCTCGAAAGCGGTGACGTAAATGCCGATGTACCCGGTGATGAAAGTCACGAAAAAATCCCTGATCGCGCCGAGGGCGGTCGTGAAAACATTTTTTATCGTCTCCCAAACATTCGAGAGAAATTCCGTGATCGGCTCCCATTTGGTGACGATCAAAACGGCCAGGGCGGCGAGTCCGGCCACGGCCGCAGCCACGAGCCCCACAGGACCGAGTAGGATGGTGAACCCGGATGCAAGAGCGGGCAGTATAATGAGGATCGGACCCAGAACGGCGGATAGGACGCCGACGGCGCCGACAACCTTGAGGATCAGGCCGGCCAGCTCCGGATGTTTCTCCATCCAGGCGCGGACTTTTCCTATAATGTTAGAGATGTTTTCGGCGAGGCCGGTGATCATCGGGGCGAGCTGGGCGCCTATGCCGACGGCCACGCCGGACAGTGATCCCTTGAGGGCGGTCAGAGAATCCTTGAAGGCAGCGGCTTTGTTGGCTGCGTCCTGGTCCATGGATAGCCCGAGCTCTCTGGCCCTTTGCCTCAAGGCCTCCATGCCGGTGGCGCCCTCCGCAAATAGCGGCAGCAGCTCCGTGCCCGCCCTGCCGAGGATCTCCTGGGCCGAGGCGGCCCGCAGTGTCGGATCCTCGACCGAAGCGATGGCCCCGGCGATCTTCATGAACTGCTCTTCGGGGCTCAAACCGATGAGCTCCTGGACATTCAGCCCGATCTTCGCAAAGGCGTCCGTGTATGTCTTTACCCCCTCGGCGCCCTCTCCGATGCTCATTTGCATCTTCTTGACGCCTTTTTCGAGCGTGGCGAGACTCGCGCCGCTGATATCCGCGGCATACTTGAGTTCGGACAGTGTCTCGGTTGAGAATCCCGTCCTCAAGGCCATCTTGTGGACCTCATCGCCAGCGTCGGCGAAATTCTTGACCATCATGCCGAGGGACCCGACAATGGCGGCACCGGCACCCGTCATGATTTTGCCGGCTTTCCTGAATTTCTCGGCGTTTTTTGCGATGAGTCCGTCCGCCTTCTGGAAACCGGCCTCCATGGCGGAGATGTCGGTCCCTATTTTGACCAAGAGCGATTTGACTGTCATGCCAGTCCTACCTCTTTTTTGATTTCATCGAGCTCCTGCTGTCTCTCCTCTTCCGTGTAGACCGGCGGTGCGGGAAACACCTCGGGCATTAAGGTCCGCGCCTTGATCCTTTTTCCCGTCAAGGCCGTTAAAATATAAGCGGTCAGCGTGGCGTGTCGCTGCCAGGTTTCGTTTTCCCGCTCGTTAAAGCCGGCGATCCGGTCGTTGAGCTCGACGAGAGTGAGATTGTCCAGCTCGGCGTGCGTGATCCCGATACTCAGGGCTGTTTTTTTCGCTTCTTTGTAGAGGGGATCGTCTTCGTCGGCTGCTTCTTCTCCTCTTCCGCCGCTTCCGTCTCCTCCGCTCCCACTTCCGGGGCGCCGGCCTTGACTTTTTTTGGTTCCACTCCCATCTGGGCGGCGAGCGCCTCCAGGATGATCTCGGTGACCTTCATGATCGTGTATGTCTTCGGGATCGCCTCATCCAGCAGGGTCTCGACCTGTTCGACGGTGAGCGCGTTATCCTCCCACTTCAACCCAGCCCAGGCCAGCACCGGAACCTCGTCCACTTTGATGTTGAGCAACTGGTCCATGCTGCGGTCGCCGAACCTCTGGCGGATCAGCCGTGTTGCCTTGAAGCCGAACCGGAGCTCGCGGGGTTTGTCCAACTCGAGAATGTAGTCTTTCACGGCTTCACCTCGATCGCCGCGATCGTCAGCGCCGTCACGCCGTCATAGGTGATCGCGATCTTTCCGTTCGGATCGTTGAACCGCCCGCGGTCGAAAGGCCCGATCATCCGCTCTTCTCCATTAGGAACGGAGACGACGGCGTCATGATCAAAGCCCTGATTGCATTTGGCGATGGAATTGACGGTCACCTGCCAGGCCGACGTGTGGGCGTTTACGACATGGAGGAACATGTATCCGCTGTTAGGAGCCGTATCTCCTCCCGCCGTACAGGACACATAAGCCGGATCGTTCGGGTCGAGGCCGGTCAGCACCACTTTTTTTACAACTAAATCTGCCATTTTTCTAACCTCCTGTTTAAGATATTTATTTGGCCGCTTCCGTGATTTGACCGTCCGAGATTAGCGAAAAAGACACCGTGGCCATGTCCTCGGCGGGTCCGGCCATCGATAGCCCTGACATGACGAAATTCCCGGTGTATTTGTAGGCGGGCGTGTCGACCTGGCAGTTGCATTTCTGGTGATCCCCGGCGAGGTTGATCAGCCCCTTCTTCAGCTCGAGCCAGCCCGCGTTGTCCTCGATCAGGAACGCGTCGAATTCGACCGTTAGTTCGCGGTTGCCGAGCTCCTTCTCTTTCCAGCCGGCAGAATCTTTGTCCGTGGTTTCGAGCGGCTCCTGGGCGATCGACATGGTGGCGTCCTTCTGGCCCCCGACTTTGACATACTGGTCCGTGATCCACACCGAGACGTAGACGGATTTTCCTTTCACCTTTGCCATTATTCAAACCTCCATTTAGATTTTTCTCTCCATGGGAGACGATCTATAAAAAAGAGAGAGCTCCTCATCCGCTTTGTCCTGCTTTATTCTGCAAAAGAGCTTCAGTATCAACTCCCTTATGAGCGTTAAGAAGCTAAAGGTTGATCCGAGCCCTCTCTTGTTTGCCATCATTCAAAGCTCCTCGATCAGATATTTGAATCTCAGGATCCCGTGCCGCGTGATTCCATCCAGATCCGCGATCAGGTTGTAGCCGTCGAGTGCATCCAGGGCGGCCCGGAAATTGGGCGCCAGGTCCAGCGGGCTCGAGGTCAGCGCCTGGAGCAGACCATCGGCCATCAGATCGGCCTCCTTCCGTCCGTGGTATTGCGACCAGACGTGGATCGTCGAGTAGACCTCCATGCCGTCCTCGAATTTGTCGGACCAGTCGCTGGCCGTGATCTCGCCCATGACCACATAGGGATAAAGCTCGTTTTCCGGATTCTCATCGAACACCTTGTAGTTCGTATGGGCCTCGATCCTCACAATCTGGGCCTCGTGTAGGATCAATGTGGGAGACTTCATTTTCCCAGGATCCCCTTTACACGGTTAAAAAACTTGCCCTCGACATCAAGAAAGGCGGGGAAAAGATAAGGGTTTTCCGGCAGCCCCCGCTTGGCGATCGCGATGCAGATCGGCCAGACGGATTCGAACCCGTGGCGCTTGGCCCAGCCCTCGAGCGCGTCGGGCGGAGGAAAATGCGGCTTTGTGCCGAACTCCACATAGGGCCCATACGGCGCCGTCGGTCCGACTTCGACGACCGCCCCGCCATCAACGCGGTCGACCAGGATCGAATTGGCCAGATTTCCGAGATCCCAGGTCTCCCGCTCTTTGAGGTTGGCCCGAGCCGCCTTCTGGACATCCAGGCCCGAGGCATACGTCTCCTTGTTCACCTCCATGGCCATCTCTTTGGACATCTTTTTCAGGTCCCGCCGCAGCTCCTTGAAGCCGACGGGTGTCACCGTGACTCTCATTTCTCCTCTCTCGCGAGGATCTCCAGGACCTCGCGCCTCTCTTTCAGGTCGATGATCGACTCTATTGTCAGGATCCTGTCCTTGTGCTTGATCCTCATTTCCGTGGTGACCTTCTCGTTGTGCCGGATCCTCACCCGGTGCGTGACCTCCGCCTTGATCTGGTGCGCGTAGAAATACTCGCGGCCGGACAAAGGCTCGACCGAGCCCCAGACCGTGAGGAAATCCTGCCAGGCCACAGCGAAGCCCTTGAAGCCGTCGGGCGTCTTCACGGGGACCTGGAATATTATCCGATGTCGGAGATCTCCAATTTTCATGATCAGATCCGCAGTATCTTGAACGCCCACAGAAGGATCTTCACGCCCGCTGGAATCTCTACGCTTTCCCTGTTCTCATAGAAGTGCGCGATGAGCTGGAGGACCGCCTGTTTCAGCGCCTCCGGAACGTCGGCCGCCGCGTCGCCGTATCCGGCCTTGAACTCGACGATGAACGAGGCGAACCCGCGGTGAGTGGGCCAGGTAGATCCGCTCTTGAGCCTCACGCGGCCGTAGGAATTCTGGGCCTTGTCGACATCATAATGGGAGGCGTCCACGACCGACTCATTCCCCGCCTCATCGATGACCGTTATGGACTCCACACTCTGCAGCGGCGGCTTCGGGATCTCGATCTCTGACTCGGCTGCATCCAGGGTCATCTGCCAAATTTGGGTGATGAAGGCCCTCTTGGTTTCCTTCTCAGCCATCTCCCGAGCCGTAGTGATGAGCATGGAGATCAGGGCGTTGTCGTCTCCCGTGTCGACCCGCAGATGGAGCTTGGCTTGGTCCAGAGTGATGGGCTCTGTGGATGGGGCGGTTTTCAGCTTCAGGCGCATCTCATTTTTTCCCGGATTTTTTGGTTTTTTGTTTCGTTTCCTTCGGGACATCGAGGACCTTGTCCTCTTCGGCAAAACCTTGTTTCAGCCAGGACATGGCTATGCTTACAGGAAGATCATATTTTTCTCCCTGCAGGCATTGTTTCTCATTTATACCATCGGGGTAACAAATCTTTGACTCGCGCATCCTGACTTTCATAGACTCCTCCTTTGGTAAAATAGGAGAGGGGAGGGCGTGCCTCCCCTTCCCTTTCGTGTCAATGACTACCGGCAATTCTCAACCGTTAAACAGCAGGCGAATGACGCGGGCGTCCCTTGACGATGGCCGCCCATCCGATTCCGGTTCCGACGGTCGTATCTACACGGAGATAGCGTTTGGTTCCGACATATCCGAAGGTTTTAATTTCGTTGTCGGTGGCTTCGAGAAGCGTGGGTTCGGTTCCGAGAAGATCAGCATCAGGAACAGCGGCGGCATCCCCGAGCGCGGGATCGTCTCCGTGCATCAGTTGGAAGGTCATGTCTACGGTGAGGACTCCACTTCCGCAGATGATCAACGCGCCTTCAAATCCCTGGAGGTCGACGATCGCGTCTCCCGTTTTCGCGCCGGCGCCAAGACTAGCGGGGTAAATGGAATATTCGGCCTTTAGGTCGTGATATAAGTCTTTCATTTCATCTCCTCCTTATGCCTTGATCTGCAGGACCTTGATCGCTTCTGCTTGAACGACCTGGCCTCCGACCCGTTTCCGCACGGTGAATTCGACCGCTCCGCTGAGTTTCTTGCTGTAGGGATCCCGGAGGATGCTCATCTGGAGCCTGTCGGCGATCGTGTAGCCGATCCGGAAATTCCCGAAGGCCACGGCATAGGCGTTGGCCGCCACGGCCGGCATGTCGGGTGTCTCGAGGATCGGCCTTCCCAGAATTGTCGAGGGCATGGTGCTGGCCAGGCTCGGCATCCAGATATAATGGTTTGCGCTGTCCTTGAACAGCACGACTTTCTGGACCGTCGCCCGCTTCATGAGCCAGGTCGCCTGCGCGGCATAGACCTCTTTGATCCCGTAATAGACATTCAGGATGTCCGTCACGCTGAGATCTCCGCTCGTGTCGCCGGCGATTTTGCCGGCTAGGATTGCCGCA